ACTTTTTCAAATTTGATCACACTATGGAACTTGTCGAACAGTTGATCACCCTTATGACTTATAATAAAGATATTTGAGTCGGATGTTAATTCCTCAATGATCTTCAGAAACTCTTCTGTGCCAGATGAATCAAGAGAAGAGTCCATTATCTCGTCCATTATGAGTAAATTAGTAGACACGGAATTGCGTAGTTTAGAGACGGCTCTCCATGTAAATAGTAACGCCAAATCGATGCGTAACTTTTCTCCCTCAGAGAAAGAGGAGTATGAGAACTCATCGCGAAAACGAGACTTGATTGTTTCGTTAAAATTCTCGTCTAACTCAAACTGGACAAAGAAATCCATAGCAGATAGATATTTTCCTATCAACTTATTCATGACTGGCACATATTGCTTGATAATTCGAGTCTTAATGCCACCGTCTTTGAGCATAGAAGATACCGCGATAAGGGTCTCTTTATCATCAAATAATTGAGTCTGCTTATCGTGGTTTTCCTGAAGCATTCTTTCCTGTGCTTCTATCTCACCACTATCCACAGCAACGACCTCCTTTTCGGCATCATCAAGCTCATCTTTGATGTAATTACACGAGCTAAGAGCCATTTTATGGTTTGCTCTATGCTCACTTACGTCTAGGTTTCTAGCGTTGATATCATCCTCAACCAGATCAATTGAACGTAGCCGTTCTTCAAACTTATCTCCTCTGAGCTTTAGTTCCCCTCTGGCACTTTCGATCTCCGAGACTTTAGCACTATTACTTCCCACGGTTTCGCTTTTAAAGTCATGCTCAATACCCTGCTTACACGTTGGGCAGTTATCGTTGTGTTCGTAGAAATCAATCTCTTTTCGAAGAGACTTGAGCTTACTAGCCAACTCGCTATCTAAAGACTGCACCTCTTCTAGCTTGTTTTTAACAACTGCTTTATCTGAAATGCTTGAAGTGAGTTGTTCGATCTCATCGAGAAAGTCTTCAACAATCTTCTTTTCGCCTTCGATAAATTCGATTTGATCTCGCAGTTTATCTTTGATCTTACCAACTTCAGACTCTTTCATTCTGCGAATAGACTCGTTATGTTCCTTAGATGATTTGATCGTATTCTCTAGTAGATCGATTTGGTGCTTAATATCCGAAATCTCGCTCTTACTATCGCTCATCCGTTCTTTCAGTAACGTATTCATTGTGGTAAAGATTTGTATATCCAGAAGGTCTTCTATAACGTCTCGTCTTTCTGCCGCGCGTAGCTGCATGAAAGGGACAAACGTAGAACTACCTAGAACTACCACTTGACCAAAAGACTTGTAATTCAGTTTTAGAATACTCTCTTCTAGATATGTTTGATAGTCTCTGGCTGCTGCATCTTGATTCAATAGTTTATCATTTTTCCAAACTTCAAATAGCGCAGGCTTGATACCACGCTTAATAACATATTTGTTATTGGTAATGGTGAAGTATGCTTCTACCTCTAGACCTTTGCCGTTAACACTGTTGAGTAGTTGATTCTTGTTGATCTTACGAAACGGTTTGCCGTATAACGCAAACGTCAATGCGTCCAGCATCGTAGATTTGCCTGCGCCATTATCTCCTATTATAAGTGTAGATTTGCTTCTGTTCAACTGCACTTCTGTCCAAGCATTGCCTGTCGAAAGAATGTTCTTATACTTCACAGACTCAAAAATAATCATAGATTAATTGCCTCGTCATGCAATTCTTTAAGAACCTTTTCGACTTTAACCTTGTCTGCGCTAATCTCTAGGTTCTGTACGTACTGTCTGAGTATAGTTAAAGTATCTTGGGCTTCATCAACCAACTCATTCTCATCAATGATATCGAGGTTCATGTGGTCTTCAACAACTTTAATGTCGCACGGGTCAGACGATTGAATTCTATCTAAGAACAAGTCGAAAATGTAAGGATTCAGTTTAGACTTCACTATAACTTTAACGAACGTATTGGATAGTCCCGATACGTCTAATAGTCCGACATCTTCAAGAGTCATCTCAGTATCATCATACATAATCTTGTGAAACATCTTTAAAGGATTAACAACGTGGGTGATCGATCTATCTTCAGTGTCAAATATACTGAAGCCGCGCTTCTGATCATAATCTGACCAGTTCATCTCATAAGGCGCACCAAGATATGTGATGTTATCTATAGTAGATGGATGATGAAAGTGTCCAGAATATACGGAATCGAACTTATTAAACACCACTCTATCTAATCCATGATCAGACAACTGTCCTTTCATCATCTCGAAGCCCTGAAACTCAAAATGACCAAACACAATCTGCGCGTCAGTCTCTTTATATACTTCGAAAGATTTTTCCCAATTATCACTGCATAACCAAGGAGACAGTAGAACTTTACAGCCATCCATATCCAGCTCTACAGGCTTCTCCCAATAGATATGGATGTTACTGTATGAGGAATTGCCGTATAACTGTTTTAAGCAATTGACTTCATTCGTGTTCTTGTAAAACGTATCATGATTGCCTGCGACTAGATAGATGTCTATACCCTCTTCGGCGCAGACACGCATAAAGTTATCTTCAAGATTTTTAGCAGTAACGAAATTGATATACTTCCGCCTGTCACAAACATCACCTAAATGGAAGATGGTCTTTATACCTTCTTCTCTAAGTTTTGGAAAGAAAATCTCTCTATAGAACTTAATAAAGTGGTCAGCAAAAGCGACATTATCTCCTCTGGCTCCCCAATGCGTATCGTTTATCACTGCAACCTTCATAGATTACTTGTCCTCGCTTTCTATAAACTTTTCTAAACCAACTTTAGCCTTGATGAGATTCTTCTTCTTATCTTCTAGTTTTTTCTCGTATGCGGCAGCGAAGTTGGTCATATACTCATTGTCAAGATCGATATATGCTGGATCACCAGTTGCATCGTCACCTCCTTCTGTAGCAGTACCTTGAATGACAGAGTTTGCTGTGACCTTGTGCTTGATATAAAGCTGCTTCTTCTCCTTTTCAATACGTCTTAAAAAAGCGTACCATATGATCTGTGTAAAATACGCGAATGGATTATGAGACTTCTCTGGATCAAAATTACCAAGTGCTTGAACAGCGTTCTCTAGGCCATCGCTTATCATCTCGTCTTTATATGAGTATCCAGAGAAATTGGGCTTTGATGCGAGTCTAGTCGATATCTGATAAATACAGTGTCCTATGTAGTTAGGTATCTGGGGTGTACTATCTCCGGCATCCTCTGCCTCATTACAAAGTTTTTTGTAGTCCACTATGGCTTGCAAGAATTCTGGATTGTTCACGTAATTTCGTTTGGCCATTAAGTTCACTCCTTGATTTGGATACCATTATATACTAAAACGTGCTAAATGTCAAGCACAGTACGAATTATATTTTAACTTATTTGTAGAAATGTCTTGACAATGTAAGCAAGATGGTGTATAATAGATATATCGCTTCAGAACAACATTAATGTTTTGTACTAATCTTTGACTCAAGGTAGTCTATCATGGCATCTGAGTCATACTTGTCTCTCGATGTCTCTCTAGTTTCTTTCGCGTCAGATTGTTCTCGTATGTCTTTTAGCTTAGATTCAAACGATATGTAATACTCAACTGCTTTGTCGTTTGCTTCTAGTGAGAACAGTATGTCTGTATTGCTGAGATACACACTGTTTTCTTTAGATAGTAACATCCAACTTTGTGCAAAAAATCCTTCTACTGGGTCAAGAGTTATCTTGATAGGATTCTTTATGGTGATGCCATTGGGATTGTTGGAAACGAGATTGGCAAGTAAGTCGTCTCCCGAATGCATTTTGATATGAAGTAACATAAGCTATCCTCCAATATTGACATTATATATCTTGTATTCAAAACCCTCATCATTATATATACTAACTCTCTCCATGAAATGCTTAGTGGCAAAGTTCTTTGTTTGCTTCCACTGTAAGTCATCAACAATATCGTAAAGCGTAGCCTTACTGTCCGAAGAACTTTTTCGCAGCACTCTACCTATAGATTGTAGATTTCGTATCTTAGATTTAGACGGACTAGCAAAGATAATGTTATCTAGTCTCTTGATGTTTATTCCAGTACTGAAAGTTCCGTAACTGGCACATATAATATTATCATCACTGGTCTCGACAAATCTTCTAACGTCTTCGCGCTCTTCAGCGCCAATACCACCGTGGATAAAGTGTACATTCTTACCCTCTTTTTTAAGTAGAGGATATAAGACTTTGCCATGCTTCTCGACAAATTGAAACAGTATAAGCGTGTTGCCACTAAGACTGTGTGCTAAATTTCTAATATACTTATTGCGTGAATCGTTGGTGACAATAAAATCAATCTCTTCTTGATAAGTCTTACCTTTAGTTTGCTTGCGAATAGCATCAGGATATTGTAAGACAATTGCGACAATTCCAAAATCCGCTAAAGTCTTATCAGCGATCAACTTCTTGGTCTGCGTGACTTCGAATACTGATCCGAACAGACCTTCAAGAACTAATTTATTTGTCTCCGTTCCGTCAAGCGTACCAGTAAAGCCGTAACGATATTTACAGTCTGGCAATTTTTCTAATATTGACGTGAGTGATTTGGCTTTAAAGAGATGCGCTTCGTCTCCAATAATAACATTGAATTTTGCAAACCAATCCTTTCTCAACTTATATACTGATTGCCATGTACTGATCGTGATATCTGCATCCACATCTTTATCTACACCGCCTCTAATTTTGTGTATGCTCAAATCTTGTCCATTATTGTATTCGATAAAGTCTGAAGACATCTGTTCAACCAAAGACGTAGTAGGCACAATAATTAACACCTTACGCCCATTAGCTTCAATGTGGAAGCGGGTAAGTAGATATATTATAAGAGACTTACCAGAGGCTGTAGGAGATAATAGCATAGCTCTATCGTACTTCAGTGCATGTACTACAGCAGTGTTTTGATAGTCTCTAGGAGTAAATGTTGCACTAAACTCTTTCGCTAGATCATATCCAGCAGATTCTGGTATTTGATTATTGGCTAGTAGTCCAGTTTCAAGAGTTACTTTATAGTCTCTGACATCGCAAAATTTGATTATGTATGGAACAAGTCCTCGATAAATCATGCCAGTCATTGCATTGAGCAGACGCACCTTACCGTCCCAGACCTTGTTGCGTACTGCTGGCATGAATTTAGCGCCAGGTACTTCAAATGTGAAGTAGTCTGACAACTCCATCTTCACGCCCGGGTCTGCATTGACTCGAACCCAAACTTCATTGACCTTCTCTATACTCACTTCATCCATTAAGTGCCGACCCTAAACTTTTCCCAATCTATAATGGCGCGTATCGCAAAGCCCCTATTATTGATTTGTTTGATTATGGCTTCTAGATATTCGACTTTTTGCGCTTGCTCACCCAGCTTCAAAGATGCTGAGATCATATCATCGTCTGCCTCTAGATATGATGGAATGTCTTGACGTAAAATCTTTAAAGGTTGAGGCTTCCAACCAAACTGCTTTAGCTCAGTATCGTCTAGCTCTCCACGATAATATTCAGTCTTCAATTTGAAAAGCTTTTTGTATTCGGCTTTCATCTTACGATGGAGATAACCTTCACCCATGTAGATTTTGAAGTACTTGTTATGTAGCTTTGGTGTTTCTGATGCTTCTCTAGATATGTTTATGGTATCAACTGGACCATCTTTTTCCCACAGGTCAATAATATCCTCTAACTTCATTCATTTTCTCCATAATTAAAATATGTGTAGCCTTTAGACTACTCAACTTCAAAGCGACTCTATAGTATAATTAGCATACCTGAAAGTCACATCAAATGTTGGGGGATTAATATCACTATCAGTAGTATTTAGTGATATGCTTCCAATGGAAACTGGAAACATGTCTTCAATACTTAATTTTATACTAGGATTTTTATTGCTGTTTAGTACAATGAGACTCGCACTAGATGTAATACCCTTTCCTGCATTAAGACCACTTCTCGTATTTTTTTCTAGAGCTGCATATCCTGTAAAGTCTTGTGGTCTGGTAATCCCTTCTAGCCAAGACATACACTCTTTAAAGGATAGCATTTGCTCATCTGCTATAATACTCAATGTTAGATCATCATACGTAAGAAGATCACCCGGCATTAAAATTGCTTTGAATGGGGTCTGTATTTCAGTACTTCCTGAGCTGATGCCTGGAATATTTACTTGCTGCACGTAGAATTCTACATTAGGCAATCTGTTAATAACGAACTTAAACTCTACTGATGATAAGAAATTATTTGTAGCCATATAGTATCCTCCATAGCATTATTTATACGCAAAAAAAAGGAGCCCCGAAGAGCCCCTTTGAAGATTAGCTGGGTTAAACCCAGTCTTCTTTTTATAGCAAGTTAGTAACTAATGTTCTACGGTAGTAAACGTTCTCATTAGCAACAATTGCTCCAGCGTTGGATGTAGTAGTATTTGCGAATGGGTTTGAAACCATTCCGTAACGAGTCTTGAAACCAATCTTAGACTGGAACGAGTTTTCACCAACTGCACGAACCATCTGAAGAGGTACGTATGGGCAGTAGAAAAGACCAGCATCAAAAGTACTAGAACCTTTGTAACCGACAACCATGTAGTTAGCTCCGGCATATGGATCAACATAAACCTTGAAGCGACCATTCAGAACACCGGCAAAGGTATTGCCCGTATCATCAGGGTTGAGGCTGTTACTAGCGAGAGCAGGAGTGTAATCAAGAACGCCAGCCATCTGAAGTGCAGAAGCAACGTCAGAAGAACATAGGATCAAGTTACCTTTACCGCGGCGAGTAGCTTTAGCGATTGCGTTAGCTTCTTTCTCGATTTGGAACATAAGACCTTTAAACTTCTCTACACTCCAACGACCGTTTGCATCAACGTCTAGGTTGAAAGTTCCGCCAGTAGCAGTACCAGTCTGTGAACCGGCAACAGCAGTAGCATAAACTGTACGAATTACTTCACGGTTGATTTCAGCTAGAAGTTCAGCAGAAAGCATGTTAGCAAGTTCAGTTTCAGCGTCTAGACCGTGAACAGCTTTCAAGTCTTGAGCTAGTTCTGATGAGTACTCAGCTTTCAAAGCACGAGACTTAGCAGTTACAGATACCTTATCGATAGAGAAAGCCATCT